AGGTCTTGGCAGAAATTCTGAAAAGTCAGTGCCTTGATATGCTAATTATAATATAACACACGCCTATGGCAGTTTTGAATATAAAATAATATGTATAATACATTTAAAAAATTAAATGTCAAATCGAAAAAAAAAACGCGTAAATTTAGCAAACTTAAATGCTCGCCATATCAAAATAAGTATGTGGACCCCGAATTAAAAAAATATACATGCTATACGCGTAATAATCTACAATTATTTAAAAACGTTTGGAATGCTAACAATAGCGAAAAAATTTTGACTAATAATAGTAAAGAAATATGGGATTTTTTCAAGCAAAAATTAGATAAGCAATGCTATGACGAATTATGTTGGTTAAAAAAAACACCGTTAAGTAAGGTAAATAATAGCGAACTATTAATAAAAGAAATCTTTAAGCCATTTTCTCCTGAAACTTGGTCGTCAAAACCCAATACTTGGCTATCGAGTATTGATATAACTAAAATAATGAAACAATATGAAAAATCTCATAAACATTTCAAATTTATAGGGCCGTCTCCAATAGACTTTGACGCAAAAGAAATGTTCTCGACATGTGTGTGGGAGCAATTATGTAATTTTAATTTAGAAAATCATATTAAAAATAAAATTAGCAAAATTGGAATAATATTTAATACGGACCCTCATAATAAGTCAGGAAAACATTGGATTTCATTATTTGTAGATTTGACTAGAAAATTCGTTTTTTACTTTGATAGCAATGGAACAAAAATGCCTAAACAAATTAAAGTATTAATAAACAGAATAGTAGATCAAGCGCGTAATTTAAATATTCAATTAACTGTTGACAACAATGAAGGTTTCATTCATCAATATAGCGACGGACAATGCGGCATGTATGCGTTATATTTTGTAATAGAATTATTACAAGAAAATAAAACATACAGTTATTTCAAAAATACACGCATAAAGGACAGCACAATGAGAAAATATAGAAAAAAATATTATAATGAGGCACACATAAAACTAGGTCCGCAATTTATGTAGGCTGATTTTGTTCTTAATGTTCAGCCATTAGCTATGGACTAGTCTTAGTTTTTGTTTTTTTTTTGACGAGATAAAAAAACTTATAAATAAAAAACTTATTTTGGTAATTTTTTTCGACTTTTATTATAATTTTGTAATAATATACGTTTATTTACATTATTTGATAAATAAGGTATTATTATATTTTTTTCTTTCTTAGATAAATATGAACCTCGTAGTCCACTTAAACGCTGTGCAATTTGTTTTTTTGTTCCAGAAGGTGAAATACGATATTTTTTTGCTAAATCAATAAAAATTTGTAATGTGTTATTTTTTAACGTGTTATTTTTTAACATATATTTTATATATAAGTTATTAAAAAAATTTATTAAAAATAGACATATTTATTGACTGCTTCAAAAATCATAGAATTTTGGAGGTGTCTTAGTCGCGTCATATGTCCCGTTAGCAGCACTAGCAATAGTATCGTCACACCATTTAATAGAACGCAATAAATACATACGAAGTCTGCTCCATTCGACCCCTTCATATGCTTCTCCTTTTAGTTGTGGCTCGACTAAATTCATTGCGCTAACTGCGTGTATGAACATTGCCCTGTCTCCCGCCAACATCGCCGCCTTGCGTTGCGGTGCTGAAGCATCCATATTATTTCTATCATATATACTATTATAATGGTCGACTGCTTTAGTTGCCTCATTTATTGCCGTTGCCTTAGAATAGTTTCGTGCCTTAACCGTTTTCACTTCAGATTTTTTAGCAACATCCGCAACAAACTTAGCCAACTGCTTCTCCGCGGTTGCTTCCGCTGCTGCTTCCCATGTTTCATCCCTCAACCTCAGTCTTTCTGCTTCAATAATTTTTGCTTCACGGAGAGCAAGTTCGGTTTTTAGCTTAGCATTTTCGGTCGCTGTCGCCGTTGTCACGATCTTCTCTTTTTCTGCTTCAATAATTTTTGCTTCATGAAGAGCAAGTTCGGTTTTTAGCTTGGCATTTTCTTCCTTTAAGGCAAGTAACTCGACTTCTACAATTTCTAGTCTGTTTTTTTTTGAGTTTGATTTACGTGTTGACTTTTTTAAATAATTAAATAAATTGTTAATTGTTCCTCTTCTTGTTGTTTTTGTTTTCGGCATTTATATTATAAACAAATATTATAATATAAATAGAATAAAATTAAATTATTTCAATTTTATTTGGCATAATATTTTTTTGATTATTATGTAAAAAATATTTCTACATTAATAATAGTCAACTACGTTCTTTATACATTCCTACTTTTCAAATTCTGTAACTATCATTCTCATGGTATCATTACTTAGCTCTGCTAACTCCATAAATTCTAAATCGGTAAAATCAATAATTTGATGAAGATTGGCATCAATTATTGTTATTATTTGTGTAAAATATAATTCCATGGCTTCTGGGAAAGTTGAATAATAGCTTTTAAAACAAATGTTAAACATTTTTATAAATGCTATTTTTTCTCTATTACTTAATCCATTAACTACTATGGTTAATTCTCTTATTAAACATTTCATAAATACTTTGTCAGTACATTCACCCTTGGAAATTATATCAATAATATACATTAATTTATCGTATGCATTAGTAGCATTTATAGACAAGGAGGCCATTTGTTTAGAGTTTGTAGTTTGTAGTTTATTTAAAAACGATTTAAAGACAAAGAAAATCAATTTTATTTGAGCATTATTTAACCATTAACCCAAATAAAATTGATTACGTTATAATATCATTATAATATTAATTACTATAATCAGCTATGACGAATAAAGTGCTTACTGAAGATTTGGGTAAAATATTCGAAATGGCGATTTGTTTATATTATGAAATAGACTATGACGGGCACTACAAATATGGTTTGCAAGAGGCACAAATTCTCAAAAATAAACTTAGCAATCTTAAAAGTGTCTTTCCTTATGCTATTAAGCATTGCGCAAAGGGTGGAAGCAAATATGATTTTGAATGTATAGACGACACTACAATCCATTTAAGTGCTAAAACAACAAAAAAAGACGGCAAAGTTTGTCCGCAAGTTATAGGACAACCTTCACGCAAAAAATTTTGCGAGTTTTTCGCACTTGATGTAAATAGTGCTAGTTTGGACCAAATCAAAACCTTTATTATTAATAACATAGCCCATATGCTAACTGTTTATTGCACGCATACTTTTGATTGTCCAATATTATATTATAATAAGCATAGTAACAAGTTAGCATTTATAGTATATAAAGAGCATATAGATTGGTCAAATTATGCTATTCAATTTAGTCATAATATAAAAAATAAGTTGTGGAATGAAAGCTCGTCTATTAGCATAAATGGAGTAACTATTGGTGAATTTCAAGTTCATAATAATCGCGACTGCATTAAATTTCGCTGGTGCTTTGAAAAATTACTGGCAATGTTTGGACAACATTTTACAATTGTTGACCTATCATTATAATTTGTATATTAGTCTTTAAATGCTTTATAATAAATAACATTTAGCCCAGAAGCTCTACTATTTTGTCATAATAAGTTTTATCAATTTCGCAACCTTTAAATAGTCGCTTGGTGTTTTTACAAGCTAGCGCAGTTGTTCCTGACCCTAAAAATGTATCTAATACTGTGTCGCCTTCATTTGAATGTTTTTTTATGAGCTCTTCAAATAGAGCCAAGCTCTTTTGCGTAGGATGAAACCTATTTTTACCGCCTTGTAGTGGATATGAATATATTCCGTTATCATAGGCACTATTAAATGTTGGATTACTGTCTTTAATGCCTAATAGCGCAATCTCTCTGCTATTAGTTAAATAATTTACTTTGCTATTTCTCGGTTGCGGATTAGTCTTAATCCATTCAATAAACCTAATTTGCTTAAAGTTGTATTTTTCTAGTAAGTCTTTAAGGTTTGTTATTTTCCATAAGTCAAAGAACATAATTAAAGTGCCGCCTTTTTTCAGTTTGCTATAATAAAGCTCAATAAACTTTTCCAAAGTAGCTAGTGTAAATTCGCTGTCCCAAGATCCGTAGTCAGTTTTAACGCAATATTTTTTTCCATATATTGACCCGTATTTAATATAATTGCTTTTATGTGTGTCATCTTCAATCGCATTTTGCTCTTTATAATTTGCCCAATCTTCTTGCGTCTTAACCTCATTAATGTCATTAGCCTCATTATATTTAACATTATTATAATGCTTGTCCAATCCGCTAGTCTTAGATATAATATAAGGCGGGTCTGTTAATATTAAGTCAATAGAGTTAGGGTCTAATGTTTTTAAATATTCAAGTCCACACATATTTTCAATAGTGCTAGCTTTAGGTTCGCTAGCTTTAGGTTCGCTAACTTGAATTTCAAGTAATTTAATTAAGTCGTATTTACTTTTTGATTTATAATTACTAATTCCTTGTTGTTCGCATTGCAACATAAGTTTTGCTTTAGTTAGTTTTTCTAACTCCATAATAATGTAATTATGCTATAATAATAATTAGTATATTAATTATTCAATTTTTAAATAATTAATATGTTATAAGAAATAAAAATAATTTTTAGTGTCTACGTCTCTTTCTAGAACCTTTACTTCTTGTCCTTCGTGTTTTGCGTCTCATTCCTTTTGCATTTACACGTGTGGTAGCAATATCAGCATTCATTGTCTGGCTAGCGAATTCTTTGCGCATCGCTTCATCACGCTTTTCCTTCTCACACTCTGCCTCTGCTGCTCGTCTTCTCCTATTTCTGCCCCTTCTCTTACCAAAACTTACATAATGTGATGGAGGGGATGAACACGCTGGACTTGCTGGACTGGATGAACGCGATGACATTTTGTTTATATAATAAAACAATATTAAAAATAATAAAAATGCTAAATAAAAGAACTACTTTAAAACTATACTAAATATTAAATTTTAAATAATTAGTATATTAGTAAAAAGATGTGGTGCTTATATTCCATAATTTATCTAAACTCCAAATAGGAGTGCGTTTATTTAGTGCCCAACGCGAAAAACGATTAACATAATGGCGACAATCGTTAATACCTAATATATATTTTTTCGGCATAGTTTTTTCGAATTGCTCTACTTCTTCTAATGATTTAGAGGTTTCACCCCAATATATTGTTTTATTTGGAACATTTTCAGGTATATAAAATCTATATAGCTTATCAACTAATCGCAGTTCTTTATTTAAAACAGGACTAATAGTTGTACTAGTACTAACGACACTATTAATTGTTTTAAATTCGCATTTATTTGGTTCACAAAAAGGGCGATAATCGTATCTTAATAGTCTATTATTATTTTTAAAGCTTATACCAATATGATATAAATTCAAGTCATCATTAAATCGTTCTAAATGTAAATGAACTTGTGTTTTAGTGTTAATTGTTAATATTGAAAATAATGAGGCACTATTTATACAAATTAATAATAATAAGAATTTTAGCATTATATAAAATATAACATTATATTTTTATATAATTTTTATATAATTTTTAAAATATTAATTCGGTTAACTATTTTATAGATGTTATAAATTAAAGTATTAATATTAATATTAATATTAATATTATTATGGCAAATTTTATACCAAATTTTGTAGCAAGTAAAGAAAACAAAGAACTATTATGGAATATATTATATAATAATAAAATGTTTCACGCTATACC